CTGCGTAGTTGTCCAGGCGCTGATGAAAGATAACGCTGTAGGTAGCCATAGCGGTTACCCGCCTTTCTGACTAGGCCTGAGTAACTTTGCGAATCATCCCAGGAATTGCAGCAAAAGTACTTGCGTAAAGGTGGAAACTCATATTGCGACCGAGGACAGATGGCTGCTCCACGCTCATGAGGCCCCTGATGGATTCGTAGTACTCGTAAGCATCGCCCTGGCCTTGGCCTACGCGGGTGATAATCATTGTCTTTGCAGCAAAGTTGCTGTCTACGACAAGTTGCAAGCCGAGAGGCGTACCGTTCCAAGAGGTTGCATTTCCGCCGCCAAGTGCATTTTGGCCTGTGAGTCCAGCGCCAATGAATGGGAACACTGGGCGTCCGGTGGTGTCTGCGAGCTGTCCAAGCTGGCCCCACACATCAGGTGAAACGAACATATGAGTAGGTGTCCAGTTACGGCCATTCGAGATGTCTACTGCTGAGTCATAAACGCTCTTGAGAAGGTCAGCAACTGTGCCATCCCATACGCCCGATGAAGTTGCAGCGGTAAGGAGATTGTCTGCAGCGAGGTTGTCGCTGGCAATCATTGCTTCTCCCATGAGGTCATTGAGGATGAGCTGCATTGCTGCGGGGCTCGTGAAGTCAATGTCTTGCTGAGACAGTGTGACCTGTCCTGCAAGGGTTGTCTTTGTTACTGAGTTTGAAGCAATAACCATTGTTGTAGCTGATGCAGCAGAAAGCTCTGTCTGTGTAGCAACGCTCGTATGAGTGGTAATGGTTGGGCGGATAAAGGTCTTTTGCTGGCCGTTATCTGGGTACGCGCGAGCGCCTACTGCTTCGACTACTGGGCGCAGGAAGTTCAGGTCTTGAACCAATGGCCCGAGCACTGGAACTGGGAGCAAGCCCGGGGTGTCAGTGGTGAGGACATCACCAGCTGCAGCCTGGAAGCTTGTGCGCTGTGAAGCTGTGTAATCGGCTACTGCCTTGTTCATGTTTGCAAAGGTGTCGCCGCCAATGTGGTAAGCGGCCATGAATTCGCCAGCTGATGGCAAAACAAAATCACGCTTTGCAGCTGCAAAAATTGGCGTAGTTGGAATAGCTGCCGCTTCTACTACTTCTGGTGCTGGTGTCTTTTCCATGTCCTCTGTCTCCTCAACTTCGGTTGTATCTGGATTATTGTCTAGATTGTCGGGGTTTTGGTGGATACTTGCCATAACTTTTTCAATGGTAGCACCCGCAAACGCTGGCTGGGGCACGAGGCTGAGCTCTTGCCATTCGGCAGCTGTAATGACCATTACGCCATCTTCATTGTATGAAAATTCTGTAGCGCTAATTCCTACAGACACTGAATCGAGTACGCCATCTGTCGCGAGCGTTAAAGCTTCATCACCAGCAACAGTGCTAGAGATACGAGCTTCAAAAAGCATGCCTTCTGGCGTGTCTTGGCGGGCGGTCACAAGGCCTACTGGCTGTGTGCTGTCGTGGTACATGTAAAGCTTTGGATTCTTGCCATCTTCAGGCAGTGAGCCTGGGGCAAGCATAATTTCTGTGCCATCACTTACGCGGGCAACGACATTATAAGGCGCTGCAATACCGGTCAGGGTGCGCCGTGGCGTACCGTCTGGCGCTGCTGCATCGATTGAAATAGAGCTGGCGTTAAAGCGAATCACGCTAATTCCTCCTGTGTGTTTTCTTCTGGCATGTCGGGGTAGTCCATCTTGTCGGCAATTTCGTTTTCTACTAAGAATTTTTCTGTATCAAACTCAACATAGGTGCCACGAGGCAAAACATTATTTTGACTCAATGTGGAAGCAATGCAATTAGCGTAAGCCTGTACTCCGAAAATGTAAAGGTCTGCTCTGGCCTGCTCAGATGACTGGTAGCTGTACGCGCCTACTGAAACCCCAGCGAGATAAGGAGGACAATTTGTGAGCCTTGCGCATTCCAGAGCCTGATAGTTAGCGGCATCAATTAAAAGCATCTTGTCAGGGGTGGCCGTTGTTTCTGTGTAACTGAGGAACTCATTTAGAGCGGCGGTCTGGTTAGTTGCTCGTGCAGCATTAAATGCACTTGCCAGGTCTGCAAGCTCGGAAGCGCTCAAAGGCTCGCCACCAGTTTGCTTCAATACGCCTGCTGGGATAGAGCTTTCAGCATTGCGATAGCGCGCAGCCTCAAGCTTTAACGCTGTGGCTACTGTCTGCTCAGACATGTACACGATGCCTTGTATGGGGCTCAGAAATTGTACTAAATCCGCTGGATTTATCATATTTCCTAAAAAATAGACTTCTTTAGAAGGGGAATACCAGACGGGGCCTGCCTGGTCTGGCGTGGTTACAGCACCGGCAGGGATGCGCGTAAAGGATGCAGGAAAGCCATCTTGTGTGCGTGAGGTAATCACCCAAAAAGCGCGGCCATAGAAGAAAAGGTCATCAAATGTCCAGGCCATCAGGAAATCGTAAGTAACTGAAGGGTCAGGCTGGCGCAGCCACGAGCGGGGCGCTATGTATTCCTTTTCCATTTCCTTTTCGGAATTGTTCCAGCGCTCATTAAACATACGCAAAGGCAGTGAAGAAACTACGGAAGCCATGAGGTCACGAGCCCTCGAAATGGTGGCCACGCTCATTGCACGATTGCGGGCCTCGCCCTCGTAGTAGCTGTAGTACTGGCCCACCATGTTTACGCCAGCCATGTTGGATGAGTAGCCACCTGCTGCAGCTGCTTTAGCCTGCGCTGGTGCTGGGCTCACAGCCGCTTTATTTACTCGATTGAACAGAGCCATAGCGTGATTATGTCACATTTCTTTTATGGGGGTGGTCATGCCCTGCCAGAATCCCGACAGAACTAGCAGGACACAACCTTTAGAAGTTTAGCGATTAACGACAACCAGCATAGGCTTACCGCCCTGTTTTGGTCTTGACGCTAAGGCGGCCGCCCAGATGGTGCAGCGCGCTAACTCGATTGGCCCAGGGGAACGCTTTGAAGATAGAGCTAAAGCATTCTGCTGGTTAATTGCTACTGCCCTGTTCATGTGCTCGGCAAGGTTGCTCTGCCCCATGTGAACTATGCGGCCGTCATTTATCATGCCTTTTACAAGACTTGTGTATTTCATGAGCTCGCCGTATCCGACAACTTTTGAGCGGCGCTTTAGAGCTAGCGGTACATGGTGCTCAAGTGTTGGGGTGACGGCAAGCATTACCTGGGGATTCTCACAAGACTTAAGCAGAGCCTCCTGCATCTCGGCTAATGACTGCACCACGAATTCAACCTTGACATGGGCTATCCCGACATCATCCACAGCGGCGCGAACGGCCACATAGCGGGAGCCGTCAAGGCTTGAATCTACGGCAATCCAGCCACCCTCTGGGCCTTCAATGTCAGAGAGGCAGGCATCCCATTGGCCAGGCTGAAGCCAGCAAGCGTCAGCATTGACAAACTGGTTAAGAGAACCACGCAGAAAGGATGAGCGGTCTGGGTGGTCAGCATCCAGCAACAGGCTTTCAAGCTCGAGTGTGTGACCTAGTGCGGGGTTAGCCCAGCCCCACCATTTAGTGTCCATGACATCCACCCCAGGTGGCGGGCTCCACTCAGCAAAGTAAAACGAGCCTTGGCGCTTTTCATCTATCAGCTGTAGGCCCTGTTCCCGATAGCGCAGCATGGCTATTGAAGCCTCAGTGCCAGCGGTGCTAGTCATCATCATTATAGGCGAGCCCCCAGCTGTGCGCACATTGCGCGCCTTCATTGTGGGCCTCAGAGAATGGGCAAGGACATTGTCGTCAACTGCGTAAATCTCATCTACCCAAATGAGGTCACAAGATAAACCCATACCGGCAGAAGGCGTGGCCGCCTTTACTAGCCAGCGGGAGCCGTCAGGCATCTCGCAACTGTTACGGCCATAAGCCCGCTTGAGAGTAGCGCCAAAATACTCAGCCAAGATAGGTGCCACAATTTCAAACTGGCGCACAGCAAGTGTGAGCTCATGCGCTGAATTAACTACGGTCTGGGGCTTGCCCCGCATCTTGGCAATAGAAGTCATCCAGGCGCCAAGCACAGCCTGGCCAAGTACCGTTTTTCCACACTGGCGCGCCACGGAAATTAGACCGGCACGATTCACCAAGTCACCTGTCTCAGGGTCTGCCTCAAAAAGACCGTCAAGCGCGTAGAGCTGCCAATCCATGAGCTCAACTTGCATGTACTTAGAAGCAAACTCTTTCACCAAATCGGCGTAGACAGAATTGCCTTTACGCATCGTTTCTAATCTGGGCTGAGTCCTGCCAATTCTCGAGTAGTCCTGCTGGTTCTCGCCAGTTCCCGCCAGTTCCGCTTTCGGGGATACAGACTGCAAATGCTTGCTCGGGTCTCCC